AGACGGTGAAGCATATGATCCTGAACGTTGGAGTAACTACTTCCGTCCTGCAGGAATGCAAGCGAGAACTGGTGACCCTACTAAGGTAGCATCACCTAATGCAACTGCAACTAGTCAAAGTGCTCCGATAGCGCCGGCACCAGTTGCACAAGTGGAAGCACCAGTTGTTGTAGCACCAGTTGTTGTAGCACCAGTAGCTGAAGCTCCTGTAGCACCAGTGGCTCCAGCAGTAGAAGGTGGTGACGCAGCTAATATTCTTGCAATGATCCGTTCAAGACAGAACCAAGCATCGTAGTAAAAAACTAAAGAGTGGAGAAGGTAATTCTTCTCCACTTATTAGCTTATCATAGGAGAAATAATGGCTAAATCATTTGACGTAAGTAAGTTCCGTAAGGACTTAACTAAAAGTATTCAAGGCATGAGTAGCGGGTTTAATGATCCAACAGATTGGATCTCAACAGGCTCATATGCACTAAACTATCTTATTAGTGGCGACTTTCATAAAGGTGTTCCGCTAGGTAAGGTTACTGTGTTTGCAGGCGAATCAGGAGCAGGTAAGAGTTATTTCTGCGCTGGCAACATTATAAAACACGCACAGGATCAAGAGATCTTTGTAGTCCTAATTGACACAGAGAATGCACTTGACGAGAGCTGGTTGCAGGCATTGCAAGTAGACACAAGTCCAGAGAAGTTGCTCAAGCTCAATATGAGTATGATCGACGATGTGGCAAAAACTATCTCAACATTTGTTACAGACTATCGTGCAATGGACGTAGAAGATCGTCCTAAGGTACTATTTGTTATTGACTCGTTGGGCATGTTACTAACACCTACTGATGTCGATCAGTTTAACAAAGGTGATATGAAAGGTGATATGGGTCGTAAGCCAAAGGCATTGACTTCACTTGTTCGTAACACAGTTAACATGATTGGTTCACTTAACGTAGGCTTAGTATGTACTAACCATACATACGCATCACAAGATATGTTTGACCCAGATGATAAGATCAGTGGTGGCGCAGGCTTTATCTATGCATCAAGTATTGTTGTTGCAATGAAGAAGATGAAACTAAAAGAAGACGAAGATGGTAATAAGATATCAGAAGTTATGGGTATACGTGCTGGCTGTAAAGTAATGAAAACTCGTTATGCAAAACCGTTTGAAGGTGTGCAAGTGAAGATTCCTTATGAAACTGGTATGAATCCTTACTCCGGACTAGTTGAATTGTTTGAGAAGAAGAACCTGTTAGTTAAGCAAGGTAACCGACTCAAGTATATTGACTTAGATGGTGAAGAGCATCTCGATTATCGAAAGCAATGGCTTGGACCTAAACTTGACATGGTTATGGCACAGTACAACGAAAAAATGAAGCCTGTTGTAATTACCGACGAAGTTGAATTAGAAGAAGCAACCCAAGATCAGATTGAGGAGATAAGCACACATGGATGAAAGACAGATAGTTGAAGTATGGACAGTATTTAAAGAATATTTAGATAAAAAACAAATACATGCTGCAGCTGAACGCTATGTTGATTTGCTGTGTGATATGGGTGTATCAGAAGAAACATTTAAAGAAGCAATAGGATCAGAGGCACAACTTGACGATGCTATTTGCTATTATTTAGATATGGATCAGTCTAGTGATGAAGACGAAGACGACTTGTTTGGGGAAGAGTAAAAGTTATGGGTTGGTATTCTGAAGTATCTAGAAACGTATCAAAGATTCCTGCTGCAATTGATTACTATGAAAAACAAATAGTAGAAGCAAAGACTGAAATAAAGTTATCAGGAAACGTTGAAAGAGCAGCGGCAGAGTTGCCAGGAATAGTAGCTCATAGATTTAATCAGCTTCAAGAAATTGAAGCAATCCTACATTACATGAATATTGAGCTACGTAGGTTGCGTAGCTCATATTTTAAAAAATATCTTGAAAACTATCAACGAGCTCTGTCAAGCCGTGACGTTGAAAAATACGTAGACGGTGAGGCAGATGTTGTTGACTATGAGAAGATTATTAATGAGTTTGCATTATTGCGTAACAAATGGCTAGGCGTATTAAAAGGACTAGATCAAAAGCAATGGCAAATTACTAATGTAGTTAAACTTAGAGTTGCAGGGATGGAAGATGCCAGTCTCTAATGAGCCGTTAATAGTTGGGATTGAAGGTAGCTTTGATACAACTAGTTTCCATGGTCATAATAAAGACTTTATTCCAGACTTACCAAATTTTAAATTAGTTAAAAATTTAAATGATCCGTTAGTACAGAGTGCTGACGGATTCATGCAAACTAACATATATAAAACTCGTCTAATAGGATACAAAGATCAATTTGATTTTATTAAAGAATCAGGCAAGCCATTTTTAGTTTACGAAAGCCCTGTATTCAGATCCGGAACAACGGCAGTACAAGATTTAAATCCATTATACATGCAACGTGTAGGATGGAATCATTTTATGCGACAGGGAATATTTTGTAACGAAAACAGCCCTCCTGATAGATTTGAAAAAATTAAAAAAGATCAAAATATAAAAATACTGCCGTGGGAAGCAAAAGGTGATTACATTTTATTCATCTTGCAAAAGCCTAATGACAGTAGTTTAGAACAAGTTCATAAAGTTTGGGGAGACGACTCTATTGGATATTCGGATTATGTAATTAGTTGCTTAACACATATACGTATGCATACTGATAAGCCTATAGTTCTTAGAGGACATCCAAAAGCAAGAAAAAGTAGAACAACAGCAGAAGGTATTGCAAATAGTAATGTTATTCCTAATGTAACACACACTGTTAATTACGAAACAAACACAATAGCAAACGGCGGCAAAGGATTGCAAAAAGATCTTGAGAATGCTTGGGCAGTTGTTGGCACAACTAGTAATACCCTTATTGAAAGTGCGTGTTTAGGTATTCCTACATTTGTATTAGACGACACTGCAATGGCTTGGCCAGTTAGTCAACCAAATCTATCATACATTGACAATCCAAAATTAGATATACCTCGTGAACAATGGTTATATGATTTAGCATATACGCAATACTACTATCACGAACATACATCAGGCTTTGCGTGGAATAGACTCAAACCTTATTACTTTTCTTAAAAGCCTTTAATTGCCGGTAGTATGTTTTTGCCAGATAAGTATTAACGTAAATCACGTAATACAATAGGAGAAAAAATGCATTCAGAGAAATATTTAAAAGAATTGCAACGATTGCATAGTAAGAAATCATTCGGTACTGCAAAAAATATTCCACGCGGTGTACAAGACATAATTTCTAAAGAGTCTCTTACTTCGGTTTTGGATTTTGGATGCGGTAAAGGTAAGCCCTTTACACAACTTCAAGATGCAATAACTGTTCACAATTACGATCCAGTTACATCTCCAATTCCTCTTCCTAACGATGCTGATCTAGTTTATAGTAGTGATGTATTAGAACATATTGAAGTAGACCAACTAGATCAAGTTATTGATAAGTTATATAATATAGCTTCAAAATATCAATATCATTTAATTGCTTGTCATCCTGCAAAGAAAAGACTCAGCGATGGTAGAAATGCACACTTAATTATAGAGAAACCTGAGTGGTGGAAAGCTATTCTTGAAAAGAAAAATAAAGAGTTAGGTTGGGAAATGATTAGCGAAGAAAGCACAGATCGTATGGTAAGTCTAAAAAAAGGCCCAGATATTCGTGTTATTAAATACATTGTCTATATGAAGAAAATATAATATGAAACAAGTTTATAATTACTGGATGCCTGATAGTGACAATCACTTTCATAGGATGATTACTAAGCGTATTAAAAATGGCGGACCAGCTGAGTACCAAGATGATGTTAGAGACGAAGCATATAAGTATGTAACTGATTTTGATCTAGCAATTGATGTTGGTGCAAATGTAGGACTATGGGCAAAACCGTTAAGTCAACATTTTAAACAAGTAATAGCATACGAACCAATGTCACAAGTATACGAATGCCTACATTTAAATATCAAAGATTTACCTGTACAAGTTAATGAATATGCACTTGGCAACGTTAATAGTACAGTTGAAATGACGTACGATAGTGATAATACTGGCAACAGTTTTATCAGCGAAGTTGGTGTTGGAAACATTGAAGTTAAGCGTATGGATGATTTAGATCTTCCTAAGTTCGGATTATTAAAGATAGATTGCGAGCGTCATGAATTAGAAGTATTACAAGGAGCAACTGAAACAATTTTAAAGTACAAGCCTATTGTAGTATGTGAACAACATCCTGATACTGAAGAATGTGCAGGAAAATATTTAAAATCTTTAGGTGCAAAGGAACTAACAAACGTTCGGAAAGATTATATTTTTGGATGGTAACATGAGTAAAAAAGTTGTACTAGTGACTGGTGGGTTTGATCCAATACACAGCGGACACATCGCATATTTCAAAGCAGCTAAAACATTAGGCGACACACTTATAGTCGGCCTTAATTCAGATGAGTGGCTTGAGCGTAAAAAGGGTAGAGCCTTTATGCCGTGGAATGAACGCCTTTGTATAATTAATAACCTATCAGTAGTAGACGAAGTGTTTACTTTTATGGACGATGATGATACTGCTATAAATTTTATAAAACAAGTTAAAGCACACTATCCTACAGACGAGTTAATATTTGCTAACGGCGGCGACAGAACAGCAGACAACATTCCAGAAATGGTAGTTGATGGTGTTGAGTTTATATTTGGCGTTGGCGGCAAAGATAAGAAAAACTCTAGCAGTTGGATATTAGACGACTGGAAAGCACCAAAGACAATACGTCCTTGGGGGTTTTATAGAGTACTTGATACCGGGCCAGGTTGGGCAGTAAAGGAACTTACTATTATGCCCGGCAAGTCGTTATCAGATCAAAGACATACGCACCGGTCAGAACACTGGCATGTTGTGCAAGGCGAAGTAACTATTGACACTGAGTGGAAAGAACGTAAAGCAACGATTACCGTTGGACCAAAAAATAGCTATGACATTAGTCAACTAGTATGGCACAGACCATACAATAACAGTACTTCACCAGTTAAAATTATTGAAACTTGGTTCGGAACAATATTATCGGAGAGCGACATTGAACGAAGAACTTGAACCTTTAAAGATTTTTATAGGATGGGAT